TATGATGATTTAGCTAGATACAATGATCCTTTTGATTGGGTAGAGTATCAAGAAGGGCAAGAGGTAAAGATTAGAGTAGTATCTGTAGAATGGAAATCTATAAAAGCACTAAGATTTAAATTATCAGAAAATAAATTTAATCCTGAAAAGCCTTTTATGAAGCAGGTTGCAGATGATTACAAGCCTAGAAAGAATGAAAAGATAAAAACTAGATATGTAGATGACATATGGGAAGCTACTAAAATTGGCGGTAAAATTTTAGCTAGAGCTAGAAGAAGACCAAACCAAGTAAGATCAGTAGATGATGCTGGTTCTACATCTTTGTCATATGTAGGTTGTGTTAGAAATAACTCTACAGGAAAGAGTGTTTCTATGGTAGATTTACTAAAAAATATACAAATGCTTTACAATATTGTAATGTATCAAATAGAATTAGCTATGGCTAGGTCTGGTGGTAAAGCTGTTGTGTATGATGTATCTCAATTACCTACAAACTTAGGTATGGATATGCAAACTGTACTTTATCATTTAAAGACAGATGGTATAATACCTATCAACTCTAAAGAAGAAGGTAATCAGTTGTCATCATTTAATCAATTTCAACAAATTGACTTTACGCTTTCTAATTCTGTTCAACAACTTATTAATCTTAAATTAATGCTTGAGCAAACTGCTGGACAAATATCTGGTGTTACTCCGCAAAGAGAAGGTGCTGTTGGTCAGTACGAATATGTGGGTAATGTACAGCGTAGTGTTGTACAGTCAGCTACAATTACAGAAAGTTTATTCTATTCTCATAATATGGTTAAGAAACGCGTATTTGAGAAAGTATGTAATCTCATGAAGCTTTGTTGGTCTAACGGTAAAAAGGCTTCTTATATATTAGGAGATGGAGCTTATAAATTTTTATCTGTATTCCCAGATATATCACTACAAGACTATGGTATATTTATAGGTGATGCTGGTAAAGATGATGCTATGCGTCAACAGCTGCAAAGTATTGCACAGGCTGCTGTACAAGGAGGTCAAGCTACTCTTTTAGATATTATTAAGGTTCTTAAAGCTGATACCTTCACAGAAGCAGAGCATATACTCGAAAGAGCTATGGAAGAAATTAAAAAAGAGCAAGCTGAACAAGCGCAACAACAGCAAGCAATGTTACAAGCACAAGCTGAGCAACAACAAGCTGAGTTTGAAAGACAAGTACAGCTTGAACAAGTTAAAAATCAAGGAAAAGTTGAGGTTGCTAGAATACAAGCTGAAACTGATTTACAAATTGCTGATATGAAAGACGACTTAGCTAGGGAAACGTCTGACGTATCACATACTGTAAAAAACAAACAAATATTTTTACAAAAGAAAGCTGAACAGGACGCTAAAGAGGCGGATAGTTTAGCTCAAAGAGAATCGCAAAACGAAACTATTAAACCAGAGCGTAAACAGAAAATTCAAGATATAATTAAAAAATCTTAGTATATTTGCATATTAGGGAACAAAATTTTATTAAATTATGGCAGAAGAACAACAATCAAACTTAGTAGAAGAAGCTTCAGAAAACGTAAGCGTAGAACCTACAACAGAAACAACAGAAGAAAAAGCATTTGATCCATTAGCGTTTGCAACAGATCAAATGATGGAACAATTTCAAGGTAAGTATAATGAAGAAGCAGCTGAAAAAGTTGAAGAAAATACTGAGGGTACAGAAAAGGATTCTGACAAGCCTTTTAATTGGAATGATATTGAGTCAGAAAAAAAAGAAGCGCCAGAAATTAAAACACCAGAAGAAGATTGGGACGAGGCTACTCAAACAAAATCTACAGAGGAAAATGAAAGTGTTGAAGAATCTGGAAAATTAAATTGGACAGAGGTTGCAAAAGAGCTCGGATTAGAAGCTGCAACTAAAGAAGATATTATACAAGCTTTAAATTCTCCATTTATTGAGCAGCCAAAGAATGAGGTTATTGATAAAATAAATGGATATTTAAAATACAATGACAGGGAGCTTATTTCAGCAGAAATGAAAACTGATGGAATGGAAGACTTTGAAATTGAAGAGGCTTTAGATAAAATGGAAGACTCTGGTGTTTTAAAAAGAGAAGCATTTAGAATTAGAAGACAACTTAATGCAGCTGTAGAACAAGAAAAACAAAAGTTTTTTAAAGAAAAACAGCAAGAAGAAATGTCTGCTAAAGAAAAAGTAGAGAGAAATAAAAAAGAACTACAAGGTCACTTAAAATCACTTGAAACATTTATGGGTGGTAGTGTGACTGGAGATCAAGCGAAAGAAGCTTACAAATATATAACGTCTGGTAAAATGGCCGAAGACATCTGGAAATCCCATGACAATGCTTCAGAGGTAGCGATGTTTATGCTGTTTAAAGACAAGTTTGCTAAGATCTTACGCTCCCAAGGTTTAGAAGATGGTAAAGCTAAAATATTAAATGACATTACTTCTCCTAGCCTTAGCGGCAAATCAAGACCTACGACTAAAATAAAATCATCTGGTTTTGATCCTGCTGCGTTTATGAGAGAGTAACTTACAAAACAAAAGGCAAAGCCTACAAGTTACGTACATTACTCTGGATTAAAATAGTGTTAAAAATTGTTTAATTTAAAATTATTTAAAAAATGGCTAAAGTTTATACTGGAACTTACGGTTCTGGAACAACTCCTGAGAATAGTTTGAATACAGCACTATTGCAATACCCAGAGATTGCAAGAACGTTGATTCAACAATATCCTCGTTATTCAGCGACATATCTTTTAGAAAGAACAGGTCGCTTTGCAAGTGAAAAAGTCCTAGGCGATAACTCATTTGAGTGGAAAGTTATGGGGCGTTACAACACACCTTCTTATTCAGCTGGTTGGATTTCTACTGATGGATCTTCATTCGTTGCTGCTGATTCTGGTAGTGGCGCTGCTGCTGCTACTAGCGGTGCACTTAACAATGCAGATGCAAATGGTGATGTTGTTTACATTATTGCTGATGGTGAATCATACACATCAAACTTCTTAAATAAGTATGACATGATTCGTTTCCAGTCAGGTGCTGTTGGTTTAATTATGACTGACTTAACTGATTCTGGATCTATTAGTGCATCAGGTACAGGTGTAGCTGTTACATCTGCATCTAAAATTGTTAAAGTTGAAATGATTGATGGTGCTGCTAAACCATTACAGGTTACTGACCTTTCTAGCGGTGCAATCTTTGCTTCAATCGGTTCTGCATTCCCTAATGGTTCATTAGGATCTGACGTAGGTGAAAACTACGTATTCCCATCTACATACAAAAATTATCTTACTACAATGCGTAAGAAGATTTCTGTTACAGGTAAGGATATTACAGATATTATGTGGATTGAAAACAATGGTCACAGATTATGGTACTTTACTAAAGAGCAAATGATGATGGATGAGTACATGTATCAGCAAGAGCTTCAAAGATGGTATGGTCGTAAGTCTGTACACGAAAGTGGAGTATCACGTCCAGCTGGATTAACTTCTACGTTGACTGGTGCTGCTGTTGGTGGACAAACTAATAATATCATCACAGGTGATGGTTTATTATCTCAAATCGACTCATCTAACCAAGCATCTTATACTGCTGGCGCACTTACTGAAGAAATCATTACTGAGTTCTTAGCTAAGTTAAGCTTAAATGCAACAAATGCTGAAGGTAACGAGTGGGTTGTGTTCACAGGTACTGAAGGTAGATTAGCATTCCACAAAGCAATGAAAGATCTATTAGTTGCTCCTTCTGGCGCAATGACAGGTGGTTCATTTGCTGGTGTTGGTGGTGATGTTGCTTTAGGTGCTAACTTCACATCTTACGAAGCTTTAGGTAACAAATTAACTGTTGCTTATTGCCCAGTATTTGATGACAACAACCTACATAGTAGTACTTCAGGTACTAATGCGTTTGGTGACAACAGACTTAAAGAGTCTGCTAAAATGGTATTCTTAGATTTCGGTAAAACTTCTGGTGTTTCTAACATTGAGTTAGTAACTAAAGGAGCTGAAGGAACTAACAGAAGCTTTATCAAAAAGTATGTAGCTGGTATGATTAATCCATACGATCAATCATCTATGATGGCTGCAAACGCTGATGATAAATTTGAAGCTCACGTTCTTTCTGAGTCTGGAATTATCGTTCGTAACCCATTATCTTGCGGAATCTTATCTGCATCATAATTAATTTATAATTTGACTGAGGGAGGGCTTCGGCTCTCCCAATATGTCGCCTAAAAAAAAGAAAATGGCAAATTATTTAGATTTATCAAACAAATCCTCTGTAGCTGGACAAGGTAGATTACCTAAGTTTAGAGGTCAAATCGATCCAGTCGTTACTATTGTAGCTAACAAGAAATTGTATGACTATGAAAGTGGTACAGTTTATTTATTAGATGGTACTGGTGTAGAAGATGCAGTTCTTACTGTAACATTACCTTCAGCAAAAGCTGGCTTGAATTTTAAATTTATTTTATCAGCTCTCGGCAACGAATCTGCTGAAGATATTCATATTAAACAAGCTGCTGCAGATGAAGATTTTGTAGGACATATAATTACAGGTGCTGGTTCAAAAGATACAGCAACATCATCTGATACAAAAATTATATTTGACCAGTCAGGAGGAGCTTCTGCTGGTGATTATGTAACGCTATACTGTGATGGAACAAGTTGGTTTGTTCAAGGTGTGTGCGGTTCAGGTAGTGACGTAATATTCGGATAACCTTTAATTTTATTATTATGTTAAAAACAACATTTAACGAATTTAAATCGGCTATAAAGTCGTATTATAAAGCTAAAGACTCTTTGTACGATCAGTTTATACATTTACCTGTGTTAAAGTCAGTAAAGCCTGTTGTTAAGGTGGGTGATGCTGATTCAACTATTTTAGATGATGATTCTGGATCTGTTATAAATGTATCAGAAGCTATTACATCGGCTGAAAAAACATATACCTTACCTGCGGCAGCCGTAGGATTAAACTATACGTTTTTATTTACAGTTGCTAGTGATAATCTTGGTGTAAAGATAGTTGTACCTTCTGGACTTTTATTAGGAGCCGTATTAGCTCAAAATGGATCAGGAACAACTATAGTTCAGTCAGATGCTAGTGATGATACATTTTTACGAATCAATGATAATATTGAACCAGGAACATTGTTAACGTTTCAATGTGTAGACGGAACAAATTGGTTTGTGTCTGGAACAGTATTGTCTGGTGATGCAAATCCTGCATTTGGATAATAGAATAAGAAAATGGAGGGGTTTTGTGCCTCTCCATAATTCTTTTATATTTGCAATATGAATTTATTTGATTATTTAAAAAAAATTGATCCCGAAGGAATGGAGAAAAGGATTGATGAAGCCAAAAATAGAAATAAAGAAAGATTCTATATTGGAGGTCAAAGTGGATTTAAATGGAGTACTCATTCCAACAACAAAACATGGGTAGAAAATGGTAATATTATCAAAGAAAAAAAAGGTAAAAAATTACCACCGCAATAGGGAGTATTAATCAATATTAAAAAAATGAAACACGTAGTATTATTAAAATCGAAAAGTCCTGATAAGTTTAACTATGCTAAATTTGGTACATACAAAAATTCAAAAGGAAAACGAGTAGAATTAATTGATCCAAATGGTGATACTTTATCTGGATTTGAATTATTTAACGCTGTAAAGTCATTTGATATTAATGACAAAGATGATAGAAAAGTTGTAGATTTTTTAAAAGAACATCCGTTAGTAAATAATGGTCAATTTATTTTAGAAGATTTATCTGCTAAAGAAAATGAAAAGGCTGAAGAGTCTTTGCTTAAAGCTGATTCTGTTACAGCGGCAGCGCAACTTAGCAAAAAAGAAATAGAAGATTTGTGTAGATTAATTGGTCTTAATGGAGATTGGGATGATAACATTCGCAAAGCTAAAATCATTTCTTATGCAAGTGACAATCCAAAAAGGTTTATGGACGCTTTAAATGACAAAGACGCTTCTATCAAAATATTTGTAAAATCTTGTTTAGATAAAGAAATATTTAGCAAAGTTAATGGCGTTTATAAATACGGAACTTTGAGTATTGGTCTTACTGAAGATCAAGCTGTATTGTGGGTAAAAGATAATGCTGACATACATGCTTTACTTAAAAATCAACTGAGAGGAAATAAAAAAGAAAAATCAGTTGCATTAAAAAAGTAATAAATGTTAAGACAAGACGCATACGACCTTATGGATTTGCTGTTAGACAAAGCAGATCAACCTTATTTTATAGATAGCGAAAAAGATATGTTTTTGATGCAATCAGTTGTATCATTTATTAATAATCATTACGCTATGTATGGACAAAGACAAGT